ACGGCATGGGGCATCCGCCCTTTGTATGCTGGAACGTGAGATCGTGGCCGCTATCATGCGGTATCTGAAAGACCTGCCGGGGTGCTTCGCCTGGAAGACCCACGGCGGGATGTATGGGACGGCGGGGATACCGGACATTATTGCCTGCGTGGGCGGGCGGTTCTGCGCCTTTGAGGTGAAGCAGCCCTCGGGGAAGCTGACCCGGCTGCAGGAGGTTGCATTGAAAAAGATTGAGGACGCGGGCGGGGTTGCCGGGAAGGTGACTTCGGTGGAGGACGTGAAAAGGCTGCTGGCGGATATGGAACCGGCCAGCGCAGGGGAGGAAAGGAGAGACATATGATTGCCTGGAAATATTTGAACAAGCCGTCCGCTACGGTGGCGGCCATGCAGGACTATTCTACCATGCGGGAGATCATCAATATCACGCCGCAGGAGACAAAGGAGCTTTACGACCGGATGGTGTCTGTGGGCAGCAGGCGGGCCACGGGAGTACCGGCGGGGTGGAACCCGCAGGCCGGGGAGGATCGGCTGGTGAAGTCGCTGGATACGCTGGACGTGATCCAGGAGCGGTATCGGCAGGCGGTGGAGTACATGGGCTGGTTCGAGCCCGCATGGGCGACCCTGACGGATACGGAGCAGATGGTGTTACGGGAGTTCTACATGAACGGGAGCCGGAAATCCGGCGCGACTGCCCGGCTGCAGGAGGAACTCAATTTCAGCGAGCGGCAGGTGGAGCGGATCAGGAGCCGCGCATTGTCCCGGCTGACCCATCTATTGTTCGGGAAATAAAGATGGCGGAATTGTGGCAGTTTATTTGCATCCGGGTATGGTATACTGGCAGTATGAAAAAGTGTACCGGAAGGGATGCCGCGCCGCCCGGAGGAAAGATGGCGGAATTGTGGCGGTTTATTTGCATCCGGATGTGCTATACTGGTATCATGGAATATTGGATCAGGAGGGAGCCTCTGCAGGGATTGCCTTGCGGGGGCTTTCTTTCTGCCCGGAAGGAGGCTGTTTGTTATGCCATATAAGCCAAAGCGTCCCTGCTCCTATCCCGGCTGTCCGAAGCTGACAGACGGGCGGTACTGTGAGGAGCACCAGAAGATTATCACGGCGCGTTACAATAAGCACGAGCGTGACCCGGCCAGTAAGAAGCGGTACGGGCGGGCATGGAAGCGGATTCGTGACCGCTACATAGCCGCCCACCCTCTGTGCGAGGAATGCCGGAAGGCGGGGAAGATGGTGCCCGCCGAGGAAGTACACCATATCAGGCCGCTGTCGAAAGGCGGCACCCATGCCGAGGGGAACCTGATGGCGCTCTGCAAGCCGTGCCATTCCGAGATCACGGCGCGGGAGGGCGGCAGGTGGGAACGCCGCAGGTGAGGGGCAGGGGGGGAGGAAAATCTCACTGTCCCGCCCCACGGGTAGCGGGCGGGGGGTATCGCGTGAAAAATCGCGCTTTCAAGTGGGGTATATAGCCCCGGAGCTTTCAAGGGAGGAGGTGGGAGCCCATGGCGAACGGCCACGGCGGCGCACGGATCGGCGCGGGACAGAAGAAAAAGGCATTGTCGGATAAGCTGGCGGAGGGCAATCCGGGGAAGCGGAAGCTGACGGTCATGGAGTTTTCCGACACCGCCGACCTGGAAGGGGAGCAGATGCCGCCGCCCCGCGAGTACCTGGCGGCGCAGCAGAAAAGCGGCAGGGAGCTGCTGGCGGTGGAGATTTATGAGCGCACCTGGGAATGGCTCCATGAAAGGGGCTGCTCCCAGCTGATACCGGCGCAGATCATCGAGCAGTACGCCATGGCGATCTCCCGGTGGATTCAGTGCGAGGAGGCCATTTCCGAGTACGGCTTCCTGGCGAAGCACCCGACCACGGGGAACGCCATCCCCTCGCCCTATGTCTCCATGAGCCAGAGCTTTTCCAAGCAGGCGAATAACTTATGGTTCCAGATCTATCAGGTGGTGCGGGAGAACTGCTCCGGGGAGTACAAGGGGGCAACGCCCCATGACGATATGATGGAGCGGTTACTCAATGCCCGGAGGGGCGGTTAAAATTATGTTTTAATCCCGGTGCGGATTGCATGGGGAGGTTGGAAAGTACGGAGCGGGTCATGGGTATCCGCCCGTTTTTTAGTCGGGAGGCGGTTATGAATATTTTACAGTTGCCCATGGATGAGGTGCATCCATACGGGAATAACCCAAGAAAGAATGACAATGCGGTGGAGGCGGTGGCGGCCAGCATTAAGCAGTACGGCTTCCTGGTGCCGTTGGTGATTTCCAAGGAGCATGAGATCATTGCGGGGCATACCAGGTACAAGGCGGCGGGGAGGCTGGGCCTTTCCACGGTTCCCTGCGTAATCGCGGACGAATTGACGGAGGAGCAGGTGAAGGCGTTCCGGCTGGCGGACAACAAGGTGGGGGAGCTGGCAGAATGGGATGTTGACCTGCTGCCTTTGGAGCTGGCAGATATCGCCCAGGACATGACGGTGTTCGGGTTCGAGAGCGTTTCAGAGGACGAGTTCGGGGAGGAGTTCACGCTGGATTCCGGGGAGAAGAAGCCCTACCAGCAGATCAGCCTTACTTTGCATGACAAGCAGGCGGAGCTTATCATGGCGTGCATTGAATATGTGCATGAGCATGAGGAAGTGGGGGAGACCTTCGGCAATGAGAACCGGAAGGGGAACGGCGTGTATGAGGTGGTGAGGCAGTGGGCAGAGCAAAGGAAATTAGTCTGAAAGTGATTCCGGGGAAGGTGGCGAACCCGTTCATGCGGCGGCACCATTACAGCGGGACGGTGGTGAATAACAGTTGCCTGCATTTTGGCGTATTCCTGGACGGGAGGCTCCATGGGGTGATGAGTTATGGGCCGAGCCTGAACAAGTCAAAGATACTGCCGCTGGTGGCGGGGACGGGCTGGAATGAGTACCTGGAACTGAACCGGATGGCCTTTGACAGCGTGCTCCCCCGCAATTCGGAGAGCCGGGCGATCTCCATGAGCATTAAGCTCCTCAAAAAATATGCGCCCCATGTGAAGTGGATCATCAGCTTTGCGGATGCCTGCTCCTGTGGGGACGGCACCATTTACCGGGCGAGCAATTTTGTCCTTACCGGGATCAAGGAGAACGAGGCCTTGTGCCTGCTGCCGGACGGCACAAAAATCCATAAGCTGACACTGGAAGCGAACCCGCTGGCACCAAGGAAGGAGCTGGGGGGACGCTCTTTTTTTGATGTGACGGACGGGAATTTCAGCTGGAGGAGGTACATGGAGGCGGCGGGAGGCACGTTGCTCTCCGGGTATCAGCTCCGATATATCTATTTCATTGACAAGGCAAAACGCAAGGATCTGACGGTGCCGGAGATTCCCTTTTCCCGGATTGATGAAATAGGGGCGGGGATGTATAAGGGCGAAAAAATGTCGCTGGCTTTACGCCATGCGGGGAAGGAGGCCGCCTATGGGGAGGGCGAAGGAGATTGTGATGAAGGTGATCCCGGCGAAGGTGGCAACGCCGTTTATGAAGGCGCACCACTACAGCGGGAAAGTAGTAAACAATAGCACGCTGCACTTCGGGGTATTCCTGGATGGGCAGCTCCATGGGGTGATGAGCTATGGGCCGAGCCTGGATAAGTCAAAGATCATCGGGCTGGTGAAGGATACCGGGTGGAATGAGTTTCTGGAACTGAACCGGATGGCCTTTGACAGCTATCTTCCCCGCAATTCGGAGAGCCGGGCGATCTCCATGAGCATTAAGCTGTTGAAAAAGTATGCGCCGCAGATTAAATGGGTGATCAGCTTTGCGGATGCCTGCTCCTGCGGGGACGGTACGATTTACCGGGCGAGCAATTTTGTGCTTACGGGGATCAAGGAAAACCTGAACCTGGCGGAGCTGCCGGACGGGAGCCGGGTGCATAAGATGACGCTGGCCAGCAACCCTACTTCCCCACGGAAGGAGCTGGGCGGGCTTACGTTCTTTGACGTGACGGGAGGCACTTACAATTTCAAAAAATATCTGGACTATGTGGGGGCAACACCGATCCCCGGCTTCCAGCTCCGGTATATCTATTTCATTGATAAAACGAAGCGGAAAGATCTGACGGTGCCGGAGATACCGTTCTCGAAGATTGATGAGATGGGGGCGGGGATGTATAAGGGCGAGAAGGTGTCGCAGGCTTCCCGCCATGTGGACGCGCCGGGGTGATCCTCCGGCTATTTTGCGCAGGTAGGTTAATGGAAGACCGTCCGCCAGCCGGTGGGAGGTGGTGGTTCGATTCCGCCTCTGCGCTTTTATGGATAATGGGTTGATATTCCAGGGTTTCCATGCCGCCGGGTGTGGGGCTTTGGGGAAGGGTTGGTGTGTATGGAGCGGTGGCAGCTGATGCAGTTCCAGAACCTGCCGCTGGATGTGAAGATCGCAAAGAGCAGGCTGCGGATTCGGGAATGGTATGAGCATTATGGCGGGCAGGTGAACGTGAGCTTTTCCGGGGGAAAGGATTCCTCGGTGCTT